AGTGATGTTTTTACCGCCGATCGCAGTAACCCACGCCACCCTGTCATTGGGCATATTTGTGAATGAAATCGTGATTACGCCTTTTAAAGCATCCTCATCAAAAAATCCCAATGTCAACCATTGACCATTTGTAAGGTAAACCTTCATCTGATCTAAGGTGAAATCATCTGTTGCAGACTTTAGAACACTTGCCAAAAAAGGCGAAATTGACGCCCATCTTTGTGAGATTTGTTCTGGTGGTATCCGCAAAAGTTTCATTTAGGGATTGTAATAAGGAACTTTAAAAGGCTGCCCGTTTACAGTCACATTTATGAATCCAACGGGCTGTGCAGGTAGTGTTGCCGCACCTGTCGTTGCCGTTGTTGCCGAGGAAAAGTTCAACAGATTCAAGAAAAATTGTTGCCATGACCTAGAAGGCCGATTACCGTCTAAAAAATCACTTTGTGGGTAGGGGTTCGTCTGCGAAGAACCATACAGTCCATTAGCCATCAGTTTTCTCCTTCACTTGCTTTCAAGTTAGCAGAAATAATGACAGCGTTTACAGGGTCTGTAATTGAAACCTCAAACACCCTGTCCCGAGCCATGCCCAACCTACGCCAAATCGCACGATTCTTGTACCGACCAAGCTGGCCTATGCTGCAAGTGTAATACTTCGTCCAAGTAGAACCACCGTCGTTTGACCAGCGAAGCATTGCCTGTGGATTGGTAGTCGTTGAGGTGTTGCTCAAAATACCCTGTGTGCCAATGATATAGGTCTCCAAAGGCCCAATCACAAACGAAGCGTTTGGATAAATTATGTAAGGAGAGCTTACAAAGATGTCGCCAGTACCAACAGACAAACCAGTAGTACCAACGCCAGGCTGAAACTGTATTTGGAATTCATCGAAATATTGCCTTTGTAAGTCAGTTACTAAATGCGGCGCTCTGCGAAGTCTGCGGACGTTTTGACCATCATCGGTGTAGTTTTGTTTGTCAAGTTCATAGAGCTTGCCGTTTTCCCAATCACCGACCAAAACCATGCCCTGAAACACAGCAGAGCAGTTACCACGATGGCGCTGGTATGAGCTGTTGTCAGCCGTATAAAGCCACTTGTGCCACATATCTGTGGTGGCGTCATAGGCCCAAGTCAGATTTAGCGTGGGGAATGTAACAACATAAACCTCATGGCCTTCAAGCTGGTAAGTCCAAGAAATAGCGTCATCAATGTATTGATTGGTTAAAGTGTTTTCAACCGCATGGGTAGAAATCCGGCTTGGGATATAGCCTTTCATTTGCATTACCTGCGCCTGACCGCGATTGTTGCGGGACACATAAGCAAAAGAATTCCCAAGTCGAGAAACAGAAAACTTGGCAGCTATGCCGTGTTGGGTAGAAGTGCCAGGGATTCTTTGGAATGGGAAAGGCGAAGCGCCAACATCAACCCAAACCTCAGAAGAAACCTCACCCAATAAATAGACTTCGCGGTGATCAACGATCAAAGCCACGATATTGTCAGGTGCGCCATCTTTGTTGGCATAACTTAACACGGGCGAAATGGGAGACAAAAGGTCAGACGCGCCCCATTGCTGTGAACCTGGGTGGTCGTAAACAAAGTAATTATCAACAATATCTACTGAGTTAGCGCCAGAAAACGCCCCGTCTGTTGAGGGTAGGACAGAAAAGTTGATTCCGTACATAGTGACGCCAGAACCCACCGTATTGGACTGACTGAGCGTGTATGTACCTGCGCCGCCCGTACCCGTTCCTAGCGCCTTAATGATCGTTCCAGCCGCCATGCCAGCGCCTTGGATAGTCTGCCCCACGTAGATCGTGCCAGAGGCTACCGCAGAAACAGTCAAAGTCGTGCCAGAAGAAGTCGCGGTAAAAGTTGCCCCCACCGCAGCAGAATTTAAAGCTCTAGTCGTTACTGTCTGAGATACGTTAACCGTATACGTGCCAACACCGCCAGACCCTGAACCCAATGCGGTAATCACAGTTTCCAGCGTGACACCAACGCCATAAACTGATTGCCCAACAGCTAATGTGCCGCTAGACATAGACGCCACGGTTAACGTAGTACCAGATATTGATCCCGTAAAGACAGCGTTTGCAGGGCTAGAAATACGCCATGTGTAGCGATAAGCCCCGTCCACAATGTAGACGTTGATGCCGTTGTCAGATATGCCAACACGCCCAGTCGATGAATTTAGCACCCCGACCACAGCAGGGACAAGGTTAGACGTTAAAACGTAAACATAAGGCCCGCAGACCACAACCATTTGATTGCCGCCAGAGACAGTCCGCATACCGCGAACTTCTTGCGTGTTGGGCAATACTGCCTTTAGGGTTAACCCTGGAGTCGGATAAAGCGCAACGACCCCGCGAGTACCAGGTTGTTTAAGAGGATCAATTTCAGGAAAGAAATTAATGCACTCTTGTGCGTCTTGGTAAATGCTTGGTGCTTCGTAGCTTGGGCCGACAAATCCAAAGTCCATGTCATCCCTTTAAATAAAGCCGCCGGACAAAATCCAGCCCGCATCTTTCGAACGACTATTCATCAGCGCATCTGGATACCTTGCAACCTGCAACGGACTCATGTTTGTGCGTTTGAGAGTAGCTTTAGCCTGTGCCGCATAGCCTTGAATCATGCCGATTTGCACTTGACTAGCCTTGCCGTACATCGGCATCAAACGCTCTGCCAGACACCAGCGTAGAGCCATTGAATAGCCTTGTGGCAGCACAATAGAGTCATGCAAACCGTTGTATCTGCTAAATATAGTGTTAGCAAACAAGTGCATCTCACCCTGCGATGGGTTAGGCCACACAAACAAGTTTCCAGTATCAGCACCAGGATTAAAGTAGATCGCTTTAGGCCACGGGCCACTTAGCGTCTTCAGACCAATCAATTCATAGTCCTGCAAGGCCAAAACAGAAACGGGATAATCCAATCCACCGTTCAAGATTGGCTGACCATTGGAGTTGGTGTTAATACGTACAAAAGCAGAAGTGATCTGCAATGGTTTTTCGTAGTAAGCAGTTATTGCAGTTGATGATACTGACTGACTGATGTTAAGTTTGTAAGTTCCAACTTCGTTGACGTTGCCACCAGCGCCAGTTAGAAAATCAACAATCTTTGTCCCTGACGTAATTCCTGAGCCACTTAGGGTTTGCCCTTGTGCGACTGCGCCAGACGATATTGCTGTAACAGTAAGAATGTCGCCAGAAATTGAGCCAGTAAAAGACGCGCCGATAAAGTTAGCGGTAGAGGCAACAGGGCCAATCGTGTACTGAACTTGACCTGAAATCACAGGAAAAATGATTTCCGTGACGTTGTACACCATCATGTCTTCGTTTGACCATTGGTCAACAAGATCATTCAGCATATCAAACGCATCTTGGGCAGCGTCTGGTGTCGGTGTTTCTCCAGCCTCCAATGCGCCAATATCTTTCAATGCGCGGGAAATGATGTCAATTGGCTGCATATTTATGATTTCCTTGCGTATTCGCCGTGATACAAAGACCTAGCTTCTTGCGATACAAGTTCAGCCAATTCAAAGTCTCTGAAATATCCAATTTGCTTAGACTTGTTATTAGTTTGGCATTTCACAACCCAAGATTTTCTAGATTCAATCCAAGTAACACCACGCGCACCAGATTTGTTGTTTTTTTGCAATTTAGAATTGCAATTGTTTTGTGATTTTGTAGCTTTTCTCAGATTTTCTATCTTATTGTTGCTAGGGTTTCCATCAATATGATCAATGAAATCAGGTGTTTCTCCATTGTGAAAGCAATAAACAAGCCTATGTGTTAGATAGTTAGTGCCATCAATCCCAATGTGAAAATATCCTTTTTCTTTGTGGCATCCTGCTTCTTGACCAATTTTTGTTCGTTTAGCTTTACAAACTTTCCAAAATAACTTCCCATCACGATACTCAAAAAGTTCGTGTAAGTATTCTTTAGAAAGTTCTTTTTTCACAATGCGCCTTATACGGTGAAAGTCTGCGGCAACCAAGGGGCCGGAACAGGCTTTTTAGTCATGTTTTGTAGTTGTTCTTCTAATCGTGATTTTATGATGTTTACGCCATTAATGGTAGAGGCATTTTCAATCCATTGGGCAATCATTTCCTCTGTCACTTCAGCAAAAGGAGTGTTTGCATTGCCAGCATAAAAAGGCCAGTAGCCCTCAGTCTCGACCGTGTTGGCTTCGTCTGACATAGTGCAATGGTATTTAGCTGATGTGATCAGGCCATCATCAGCGTAAACCTCTAGGATTTTCCAAGTCATTTGGCCTCCAAAGTTGCCAAACGGGTTTCAAGGTTTTGAATGTGTGCAACAAGATTTGCCATGACTTCTGAGCTGGATGGCTGGATGGATTGGTAGATAGGACGTTCTTCTGTGCCTGTTACGTTGCCATCTTCGTCTTTGATCTCAACGGTTTCAACAGCATCTTTCTCTCCGTGGCCTGAGTACTTGGCGACTTCCATGAATTCATGAGCAATAAAGCCAACGCCTTCACCTGAACCATCCCACCATTGCCACTTTTTAGGCTTCAAGGCCATGATGAAGTCTTTAGCACCTGTCAGGTCTACTTGGTTGTTTTTCAGTCGGTAGTCAGATGTCAGGTTGTACAAAACACCTGTTGTGCCGTTTTGGGTGATTGATCCAATACCTGAACCGTTATAGTTAAATCCAACATAAGCAGTTCCTGACGCTGTTCCTGTTGTGTGTCCAATCCATACGTTACTAGAGCCAGTTGGACTATTAAAGCTAAATCCAGATACTCCACTACTACCAGCCGTAGCGACACCCACCAGCAAGTTACCGCTGGTGTCAATAAGAGCGCCACTACCATTTGCTTGTAACGCCAGAGTTCCAGTTGTTGCGTTGATAATCATGTCTGAACCGGAATGGTAGACATAACCTTTAGCAGTCCCGCCTGTGCTTAAAGAAAGAATTGCTGTTGAAGTACCGTTTATGGAAATATTTCCACGGCTTGCTGCGGTGTTTGTTGCTGCGGTTCCACCAACAACCAAATTACCACTAGCATCAAGCGTCATTGCTGGGGTGAAAGTGATGGCGTTACCTGCTGTGCCTGATGCTGCGTTGTACCAATAATGAACTCCTGCCGATGTTTCGTATAACGAAGCCAGGCCTGTTGCAGCGTATTTAAATCCTGCGTTGTAATAGACGTTAGCTCCTAAAGCAACGTCATTTGCCCCGCGCCCCATCAAAGAATTACCTATTGAACCTATTTCAATATTTTTACCTAAACTCCAAGCACTAGGAGTAACACCCACACCCACGTTTTGTGATGTGTCAACAGTTATCGCCGTAGTTGCTGCCGACTGAATCAGCAAGTTAGTAGCCGCGGGGCTTGTCAGGGTAGACAGCGTTTGCGTACCAGTAAACGTGTTAGCCGCTAAAGTCGCTAAGGTGCTAGAAACAGCAGGGACGTTTAGCGTAAAGGTCGACGCCGTGTTAGGGCCGACCAAGCTGACTTGACCACCTAATGTTGCTTGAAATACTAAGTTTCCCATGATTTTTCCTTATGCGTCTTGTGCGCCAGCAAATTCTGGCTTTTGCTTGATGATTGCGTAAAGCGCAGCTCGATCTGCACCTGCCACGTATTCTTCGCCCGCGATCTGTACTTTGCCCGCGCTCAAAGGCTGTTTACCAGCTTCACGCGCTTCTTTTGAGGCATAGCCGTAAAACGTCACTTCTGTGCCCATTCCTTTGAAATCTTCTTGCACAGCACCAATGTTCCAATATGTGGCAGGAATTCCGTAGTCTGTGTCAATTTCTTTGATTAAAGCCATTTTATTTCCTTATGGTGCAATGTAAAGGTTTGAGCCTACATAGGCATTTTTAGTTGTTTTAACAGCACCTGCGCCTTTGGGTGTCAGGGTTAGGTCAATGTCTGCGTCTGTGCCTTGAGACTGCAAAGAAGGGGCAGTTCCAGAACCATAAGCATTTGATTGTAAATAATTTGTTGGATTAGAGTTATTGCCGTTACCAATGGCAAACATATTGCCACCAGCGCCATTTTTAAAAACAACCTGTTCTCCGCTTTTTGTTTGAAATTGAATTCCAATAGCAGAATCGCTACCTTGAACAGAATATGTTGGCTTTTGACCTGTTGCTCCACCAGTAACCTGTACATAGTTAACAGCAGAGGCTGTGTGAGCTACGTTAAATTGAGTTACTGCGCTTGTTGCTGAGTTTGTTTTAAATGCAATTGCGGCAGCAGCACTATTTTGAACTATAGGAGTTGTTGTAGATGTTGTTCCGCTTAGCGTAGTAAACGTGCCAGCAGCAGGTGTCGTTCCTCCAATGACTGTGTTGTCAATTGTTCCACCAGAAGTAATCAGTGCAGAAGTACTTAATGTTCCAGTATTTGGGACAAAACTTAATTTTGTGGAAGATGTTGTTGCACCTGTATTCCCTGTTGTTACAGAAGAAATAATTGGATAATATGTAGATACTGAACTTGTATTATCTGTAATTGCCACGTTAGTTGCGTTAGTGGCCGTGGTCGCCGTAGTCGCAGAGCCAGCAGAACCGTCAATGCTTGTGCCTGTCAGACTGATTGAAGCAGACGCACGATTAAGCGCAACCGCAGTTGTTCCAATGTAGACCGTTGAGTTACCAAGGACACCCGATGGAATAGTTCCAGACAAGTTACCAGCGGTCAGGCTTGTCAAGGAAGCACCAGAACCAGAAAACCCCGTAGCTGATAAAACGCCCGTAGAAGGCACGTATTGCAGCTTGGTAGAGCTTGTGTATTCCGTTGACGTTGTGCCGCTTGTGGCACTTGCAAACAGCGGATAACGGGTGCTGACTGTGCTTGTGTCGTCAGTAATCGTAATTGATGCCGAAGGAGCCGACCAACTAGGTGCGCTTGAGCCGTTAGAAGTTAAGACTTGCCCCGAAGTACCAGCAGCAGAAAAAGCGTAAGCAGTCCCAGTTCCGTAGGCGATTGCGCCAGCAGTAGGAGTAGCTGTTCCATTTGTGCCGCCTCGATTAATGGCAACCGTATTGCCGTTCCACGTTGCGCTTGTGATTGAGCCAGGATAATCTAAGGTGTTTGTTGACCAAGATACGTT